CCTATCTCGGCGGCGCGGTCGCGTTGACGGACGGCGCTGGGGCGTAGATCACCTGGGGGGAGATCGCCGGCGAATGGAACAACGGGCCGAGGATCGTCAGCGCGGCAATGCCGACTGCCGCTATCGCGACGAGCAGGGAGGCGTCAAGGCGCCGCTCCACCTTGGCGCCGCCGACCCCGAGCGTACTGCCCTCGCCGCGATCGAGCCTCCCTTTCAAATCGGTGATCTTGTCGTTGAGCGCGTCCGCCGTAGCGCGTAAGAGGGCGGAAATCCCGTCAATCTGCTTGGTTGTGGCGGTCTCCGATTTCTCGACTGCCTTGGTGTTGCTGTCGTTTTGCGCGTTAGCGGCTTCCTTCTGCGCCTGCAGCGCGGCATCAACCGCGATTTTGGTGGCGATCGCCGCCTGCTCGGTACGCACGTCGCGCTCGACGAACTGTTTTGAAATCGAGGCAAACTGCTCGGTCACCAACTCACGAAGATGGATGATTTGCCGATCGCTTGTGGTCGGCAGCTGAATGAGGTTGGCGTGCATCAACTCGGCCGCGCGGTCCATGTCGGCGAGCCGCGTCGTGATAACCCGCAATTCCGCGTCGAACAGTTCGCGCAAATTCAGTATCGCGCGGCTCAGCTGCTCGGTCGTCAGCAGCGTCGGGTCGGGCACCGGTAGGACTGGCCGCGCAGAGGCAGCTTCTTCGGGCAGGGCAGAACCCTTTCAAAAAAGAGGGAAGGCGCGGTCGAAGCGGCCTCCTATCAAAGTTCGACGGCTAGATGAACCACCCGGCGGAATCCATGATCAGGTTGTAGCTCGCACCGGCGGGCGTGACAGGCAGACCGGTGACCCCGGTGTCCTGGAAAAACACAAGACGCGAGCTCGATGGCGATCCGGTGTCGACGAACATGGCGATCGCCTCGACGCTGACGCTGGTGACCGAAGTGAAGGTGGGATTGGCGCTCTTGAAGCTGCCGTCGTCGCCAACCGACTTCGAGGTCAGAGCACCGGTGATTGAGATCTGCGCGCCGCCTGGAATATCCGAGAGAAATTCGTGCGTCGCCGAATAGGTATAGGCTCCAGTGTCAAGCAGCACGAACTTGACTGTGCCAGCCAAGAGGTCAATCGAGGCACTGCCAGACTTAGTTGCTTTGATGTATTTGGGATAGACCGCATTAGCCATCTATGTCTTCCCTGTATTTGGTTTATGAGCCTACGCTGTAAAGCGATGCGTTGCCGGAGGTGATGCCTCCAGTGCTGGGAATGAGGCGCACCGCGGTCAATGCGGCGCCGAGCGAGACATAGCCGGAGAAGTATTGGGCCTCGGGCTGCCCGGCGGTCAGAAGATAGCTTGCCGTACCGCAATAGGCGGCATAGGTGCCGTCCGTGGTGATCAGCATGTCGAGCGCCGCCACGCCGGGAGCGGCGTTGTGGACGTTGAAGACGACGCGGCCGGCGGTGTCGCTGGCGCTGTTTCGCCCCGAACTCCCCGAAGCGCCGGTGACAAATTCCGACCAGGCATAACCAGATGTCGCGTAAGTAGGGCCGCCGCCGGTGCCGAACCGGATGTTGAGGTGCGCCGTGTCGGTCGCCGGGATGAGAACCCTTCCAACCAGGCGATAGGTCGTGAACCCCGATAGCCCCGCCCAGTCCAGCGTTGCACTGGACGTCGCGGTCTGCGTCGAGATCAGCGACATGGCGCCGGCGGCGCCCCAGCTGTTGAGCGCGCTTGCGCCCCCGGATATCAGTGCCTGCCCCGCGGTGCCGGGTGCCAAAACCTGCCATCCGGACGCGCCGCGCTGCAGGATCTGGCCCTCGGTCGAGCCGAACGCCTCGTCGAGCAATAAGCTCGCGCTCGCCGGCACCACGCAGAAGACGCGGCTGGTACCCGTCAGGGAGATCGCCGCGTTGCCGTTGGTCGAAATCGAGGGACTGCGCGCGAGCGTGTCGGGCGTGCCGGCGGTGACCGTCCCGGTGCCGATTTCCCAGCTCGATCCGTCCCCGGAGACGAGGCAATACCGGGTCGTGTTGCCGTTCCCGATACCGGCGACAAAGGTGCGCATCGCCGGTGTGGCGCCCGCGAGGTTGAGCGTGCCCGTGCCGGTGGTGACGGTGGTCTCGCGGACGCGCTCGGCTAAGACAAAGGCCATGCTTCCTCGCTAGAGCGGCGCTTCGGCAATCGCGCCCGATGCGATGGCCTCGAAATCGTCACCCTCCGGGATGATCTCGCTGAGTACAGGAGAGCCAAAGCTGCGCGTCCCGGTAATCGCTGTCGCGCGCAGCAGGACAAGGACCACTTCGGCGAGCGTGGGGGCGCCAAAGCTCGATGTCCTCGCCACGGTCGTCGCGCGCAGGATCTCGTCCGGGAGAGCCTCGGCAAGGGTGGGCGACCCAAAGCTCGACGTCCGCACCACTCGCGTCTGCAGGAGACTCACGTCCGCGAAGGCGCTCGCCACAAGCCGCGCCGCCCCAAAGAACGACGGTCGGATTACGAGGGTCGCCTGGAGAGCGGCGTCCTGGGTGAGCTGCTTACCGGGTATCCGGTATTGCCAGGCGATCGTGCGCGGGTGGAACTCGTTGAGGACGACAACCGGCGGCGGCTCCGGGACAATGAAGACAATGACGGTCATACAATGAGCCGCTGCGCCGCCAGTGCGACCGTCATCCCGGCCGCTGTTGCATCCGTCGCTCCCGGCACCCCGATCGTCAGCCGCTCGCGAAAGAGGATCGTCTCGTCGGCGTTGATGACCACGGCCCCCTCGTTGGCGCCGATCGCGAAGGTGACGGTGCCGAACTGTGACCCGTCATGGAGGATCGGAAGCACCTGTGTTGCGGTCGATGCCGGGGTGACGAGATAGGCCGAGTGCTGGTTCCCCGCTGCGGGCACGAGGATCTTGCGCGGCGCGATGAAATTGACCGGCGGGAGAACCGCGTCGGAAAGCCGGCCCTGGTATTGGAATTCGAGGTCGTAGATGATCGAGCTGCCGCCGTCCGGGGCAAAGCCCATCAGCTTCCGGTAGGCCGCGACCCCGCCCACACTCAGCGCCGGGTCAAAGGTCGCTCCCGTCGTATGCGGGACCATCGTCGTGAAGATGCCGATCCCATCGACGACGAAGGTGTCCAATTCGACATAAAGCGTGAACGGCGTCCAGGCGTCGAAGAAATGAAAGGTGACCGCGGGCAGATCGACCGGACCCAGGGTCGAGCCGTTGGCCAGGTTGAACGTGATCGCCAATCCGTTCTTGGTGACCGAGACGATTTCGTTGGGGCTCGGCCGGTCGTTCTGCAACGCGGTGATCGCGTCGACGACCGACTGGAAGTTGTCGTCAACCTGGTCGGCCGAGAGATCGGTGCCGAGATCGCGGCGATAGGTTATTGCTACCATCAGGCTACAAGCCCGGCCTTGTTGAAGGCGAAGAGGTAATCACTGACGGCATTGAAAATCTCTCGATTGACTTCAAGCAGAGAAGTGTCGTTGAGGTTCTTGACCATCGAAACCGCCCAATCCACTGGGCCCGCGTTTTTCTTTTCCGCATCGGTGAAGACCGACAATTTCCCGTCTGACCCCAGCGAGAAGAAGAGCACCGCGCGGGAATAGGCTCTGACCGATACGCTGCATGCGATTGGAAGCCAGCCGGGCAGTGGAAAGAACCTGATAGCGGCGCGATTTGAGATATGCGCAAAATTCAATAGTGCGGTCTGCCTCACCACGGCGCGGTAGGTATTCACCGCGTCGGTTTGCGGTGAGGACGATAGGGAAAGAACCCCGCCGGCCTGGAATTGCCAGGGATTGTTGGGGGGCATTGGAAGGCCCCACGGCTGAGCATTTGGGTAGACGTGATATGTTGCTTGAAATTTAGCGATCCCGGCGGCGAGAATCGCCTCGGCGTTAAAGCCATCCGGTTGAGTGGGGTCGGGAGCAATACCCAGATCCGTCAGCGGATTGTAAGTGACGGAGAAACCACCGCTAAGCGATGAGGTGCGCGCCAAAACCCGCGGCGCTAGCAATGCGCCAGGGAAGGTCCATATCGCGACGTCTGAATAAAAGGGTTTCCCCACAAGCGCCGGCGGTACCGCTGCTTTCGGCGGAGGCAACGGCAGGTCAACGGTATCGGGCCCGCCATCTTGCGCACCGTCGAAGGGCGGGGCAGGCGCCGGAGCAAAATCAACGAGAGCACACCGCAGATTTGGGCCGTCGAACGGGCTGAACGGAATCGGTCCCGCCGTGATGACCCCGCCTGACACGGTTTCGCCGGCGCCGGATATTCCCACCATCTCGACGACAGCCATGGGTGCTTTCCCGCCGAAATGCACCTCGACAATCCGCTGGAAGGGGTCGAGCCGCACGGGATGCGCGAGTGGGCCCTCGATCGGCAATCCGTCCGAGTCGACAGGGTCGCTCACGGCACCAGGGTTTCATTGGGACCCGGCGGCGGGTTGACCATCGTGAAGATCCGGTCGCCGACCTGGAAGTAGCCCGGGACGGTCCCGCCGCCCGGCAGGGCGGCCTGGTTGGCCCATACCGTACCGCCCTGCTTTACGACCGGAATGTCCCCGCCGCCCGCGCCCTGCGACACCGGGGGAGCAGCCGCGACCGTCTGCGTGACGCCGCCGTCGGGCTTTGTCAAAAACGTCGGCGCCGGCGGTGTGTTCGGAGTCTGGCCGAAGGTGATCTTCTTGATCCGCTCGATTACCACGAAATTGTCCGGGTTGCCGTCCTGCTGGACCTTGATCTTCTCGGTCTGGCGACTTGTTTCAGTGAGGTCCTGTGGGGATTTCTTTGTGTTGAACCCTATCCCCGCGGCCGGGCCGAGGGGCGAGGATTCGACTGCCGTCGGCATCGTGCCGGCAACGCCCCAGCTGACGTGCGCAGTCTGGGTCGGCTGCTTCACCGACGTTGCTACGAGGCGCTGCGTGTTAAAGGGCTGTGGCGGCGCAAATGGGCGGACAATCTGTTCAAGCGCTGACATCAGGCTGCCGCCTCTAAATCGATTGTCTTCGGTAAAACGAGTTCGTCGACCGCGACCGTATAGAGGGTCTGGAAGTCGCCGCCGGTTACCGGCACCAGGTCGAGGTTGACGACGGTCGCATGCTTGCCCAGCGTCCCGATCGGGTCCGGGACGAGCCCGATTGAGACGGCGGGGTCGCTGTTGGTGATCGTCAGGAAGCGGCCCTTGTTCGATTGCGCTGTCACGGTGTTCTGCATCGCGCGGCTGAGCGTTCCGCCATGCGCGCCGTCGAAGGTAAAGAAGGTCGCCGGCGGCAGGAAACCGAGGACCGGCTCGCTGCTGCCCTGGCTTCCGATGCCGGGGCCGAGCGCCACATATTGGACGCCGGTGAGGAGGCCCGCGACGTTGGTCATCTCCGTAATGTGGACGCCGTCGGTCACCGTGCATTGAGTGGTGATCCTGACCGGCGCCTGCTGGCCGGGATGCTCGACGGCCGTCAGGATTTCGCCCCTCTGGTCTGCGGGGCCGTCAACCACGGTCAGCGAGTTGATCACCGTCTCCGGCGTCATGTTGAAGAGCTCGACCGCGTCGTCGTCGACGACATAGGTCCCCGCCAGGTCGTCGTAATGGAGTTCGCCAGCGAGGATCGCGACCTTGGCCCCGGTGCGCGCGGTATAGCCCGCGGCATACGCCGTGGCGTAGACGTCCGTCCCCGCGTCCGCCGCGGGGAGAACCGCCCCATGGCCGATGCTGCATCCGATTGTCGCCTCGCAGAAATTGTTGCCGGTGCCGCTCGCGACGAGGCGGTAGCCGATGATCTTCCCCAGGGCCTCTCCGGCCGGGAGCCGGCGGTCATGGAGGAGGAGGTTCTTCCTGCAGCTCAGCGTCTCGGCGAACTTGGCCCAGGTGCCCTCGAACTTGATCTTGACCGCCCGCGCCCGCATCCGCAGCTTCGCCCGCGCCAAGAGGAGGAGGAACTGGAGGCTCATCTGACCGCGGTCGGTCGGGATATAGGCGTTGCGCCTCGGATCGCCGATCGGTATTGCGCCGCCCTCGTCGACCGGCTGGTCGACAAGGGTCGAATTGAGCGTCAGCGTCTCGATTTCAGCGCCGGCCGGGTCGGTGAGGATCGACTGGACGTCGGCCGAGACGGTGAAGCTGACGACCTCGCTGCGCTTCCTCGACGCGGCATAGCTGAGTTTGAAATCAGCGATGATCGGCGAGCAGGTGAAGACGACGTCGAAATTCTTCCAGTTGATGAAGAAATCGTGGGGCGACCCCTGGAACCCCAGGTTGAGTCCGCTGGTGCCGCCGATCTCTTGAGCCGGACGATCGAAGCCAAGGACGTCGGTATTGTCCGACTTGTCGATATAGCGCACCGCAAAGGACTCGGCCTGCATCGCGGTCGCGAGGGTGGCAGTCGAATCGGGCGCCATCGACCAGCCGCCCGAGAGCGACGTATTGGGCGCCGGCCAACTGCTCAACAAACCGTCGCCTGTATAGCTCGACACCAGGGGCCAGGGGTAGGGCGAGCCGGCCGCCTGGAACACCGCGACAAGCGGGGCCGTCAGGTCGACTTCTCCCGTGGCCGCCTGGGTGAAGGTGAGGGTTGCGGTTCCGACGACCTGGCGCAGCGGTGTCGCGCCAAAGGTGACCTCGACCGCGTCGTAGAAATGCTCGGCCTCGGATACGTCGATGAGGCCGTCCTCGCCGTCAAGAACGTCGCTGACCGTTACTTCCAGCGTCGTGCGATCGATGTGGTAAAGCGCCGAGCGCGCCTCGATCACGGTATCGGGGTCGCCGACCCCCTCGACCAGGAAGACCGGGTCCGACCACGGCAGCACCCGAAGCGTCGCCGCGAGAGCTTCCTTGCGTGCCGGGTAATCGGACGGCCGCGCGATAAAGAGGAGCCGCACGACTTCGTCCGTCAGGCGTTCCGGCACCCCGACAAGGCGCCCGTGAAAGAGGGCGACGACCGAAACACCGTCGAACCAGCTGACCCAGCACCATTGATGTCGGCCGGGCCCCAGAAGCCCGATGCGCGGGTTGGCCACCTCGATCGTAAGCATCGCGAAATCGCCCTCGATCTGGGCGACCTCAAGCTCGAATATCGCCTCGTCCTCGACCTGCACCCCGACGCCGAATGTGGTTCCCTCGTCACACCAGGCGAAATAGTACGGACCCGACATCTACCGGCCTCCGAACCACCAGCCGCCGGCGACAGCCGAGATGACGAAGAAGGTCAAAAGCACGACGAGGAAATAGGGGCCGGCCTGGCTCCGCCTCTGCCGCGGCGGCATAGCGGCCGCTGCCCTCTCGCGCAGTGCTCGCCGGACGAAATGCACCCTCCCATCCGGTTGCGGATAAACCTGCCGCGGTCGTCGCGATCAGGCTCGGGCATCAGACCTCCTCGAACTCCATGGTCCATGCCACGCCAGCTTCCCATTCCGCGATCGTGGCGTCGAGGGGCGTTGTCATCATCATCGAGAGGCGAGGCCGGTAGAAGGTCCAGGGGCCGACAACTCGCGAGCTGCCATCGACGACGGGCCTCTCAGGTGTTCCGCCCACGGTGAGGTAGGCCAACTCCGACACGCAATCTATGGTCACCAGCTGACCCGGCCAGACGCCGTCATTGGCTGGCGGGCTCTGGTCGTTGCCGGTGATGACCGTGCGATATTTCTGGAACTGCGAGGGGCTTAGGTTGATCAATCCACCATTGACGGTGCGGCGGATATTCGCCGAGGCGGCGATTGGGATCAGCTGCTGCTTCAATCCGCGAGCCGAGTAGGGTGGAATGCCCATCCCCGTGAGGACGAGCAGCGTGTCGAAATCGGCCATCGTCAGATCAGCGTCCCCACTTTATCGGCGGCATGCCGTCCCTTGCTGGCCAGCGAATGGCGCCCGTCGCCCGCGTAATGCGCCATGCGCTCGCGGATGTCGGCGATGTACGCGTCCTCGCGCTCGACCAGGATCGCGTCGCGCCCGGTCGCGAGGGCGGCAACACCCGTGGAGCCGCTGCCGGCGAAGGGGTCGAGCAGGGTAGCGCCGGGCGGGGTGACAAGGGCGACGAGCCATTTCATCAGCTCGACCGGCTTCACGGTCGGATGGCGGCTGCCCCAACGATCTGGTACGCCTGCCTTGGCCGAAAAGAAAAATCGGGCGGCAGAGCCAGTATCACCGAACGAAGGAAGCTGCGGCGCGGGCCCCACGCCATCTTCATAAATGCCAGCAACCCCAGATCGGCCATTGCTCACCGCGCCCGCGCTATCGGGGAACGCCGCTATCACCTCGTCAGAGCCGTCGTGGCAGATGTTAGCAGGCCAGCGGCCTGCGGTGTGTGGTGTGCTGCGATCGTCGATGCGGCCGTTCGAGCCGAATACTCGCGCGTCCCCGTCGAATGACATTCGCGGTACATCCCAGCCGTCATCGCGCGCCATCGCAATCCGGCATTCGTCCACCTGCATTGTCCGCTTGCCCCCTGGCTTGTAGGCCAGGACGATCGGCTCATAGGCGGGCTTCAGCATGTCGCGGCGCTTGGGGAAGCCTGTCGCGAACAGCCACATGATGCAGTCCTGGATGACAAAGCCGCCATCCTCGATCGCACAGGCGAGGCGGTGATAGGTGCGGGTGCCGCCGAAGGCTACCAGGAACGCGCCGGGGCGCATGATCGTGGCGACCGTGGCCCACGTCTCGGGGCGGAAGGCTATATCGCCGCCGTCCCATTGCTGACCCATGAAGCCTGCGTCCCGCACCGGCCTCGTTGCCGATCGCGTACCATCGCTGTCTCCGAGGCGTAGGCTTCGCGCGATCTGGATCAGGTGATACGGCGGGTCTGTCACGACCGCGTCGACCTGCACGCCCTCGGCGATGAGGCGCGGGATTACCTCAAGGCAATCGCCGTGTTCAATGCGGGTCGAGATAGCAATCATCCATCAGGTATAGGAGCTCGGCTTGCGGCCGCCCGACGTCATCTGCCGGCGCCGCGCCGTGCGTTCCAGGCTGTCGGCGGTCCGGCTGTCGCTATGGGCGTCGAAGGATTGACCGTCGAGGACGATCGTAAAGGCGCTACGCACCGAACCTGCTCCGCCTGCCGCTACTATGCCGCCGTTGGAAAAGTGCTGCGGAGCGGGGTTTATCGCATCGACAAACCCGCCCATCTCGAAGCGCGGGATTTGCATGTCGTTGAGCCTGTGGAAGAGGTCGGCCCCATAATGGCGCACGGCCGCAACCCTGGTGACGGCTTCGCCGGCGGTCGCCCAAATGGGGACCCGGTCCCTGCCGCTCGGCCCATTGACGATGCCGCCAGTGGCAAAGGTACCGGCAAAATTATCGGACGACCCCCCCGCCGCCGCGCCTGCGCTGCCGCCTGTCACCGCGTCCTTTACGGCAGCGCCCTTGCCGATGATATCGTTGATCCCCTTAGTGATGCCCGCGATCACATCAATCAATGGCTGAAAGAAATCGGTGATCTTCTGAACGGCGCTCTCGAAAAGATCGAGCAGGTATTGCTTCAGCGCGTCGAACTTCTCGTGCATCCACTCGCCGATGTGGAGGATAGCATCGTCAAAGCCCTTGGCGAACGCATCGAAGGCATTGCCGAGCGTGTCTCCGAAATGCTCGTGGAGGAAGGCCGATATTTCCTTTACCGGCCCGAACGCCAACACGAGAGCAGCACCCAACGCGACAAGGATACCGATCGCGATGATCCATGGCGCTGCGGCAACGTTGAGTAAAACGAACGCATCTCTGAGCATCCCCAGCGCCTTGACGACGCCGACAATCTCGATCCCCCAGGAGAGGACGCGAGCGGTCGCTTCATCGCCGAACAGGGTCCGCAGCGCCTTTTCAGCCGCCACGACAATGCCGATGATCAAACCGATCCTCGTACCAAGCGTCAGGATCAGACCGCCAAATATGGCGACCGTGCCTGCATTGCTCCCGAAGATGGCAAATAGGTCTCCGATCGGCTTCAAGACGCCCTCGATAACCCTACCGATGAGGCTGAATGCCGGGGTCAGCACGTTGACGACCGATTGGGCAAAATCCCTGATATGCTGCGCGTTATCCATCAGCGCTTTCGCCATTCGATCGAGGGCGCCGGTGAATAATTGCCCGGCTATATTCCCAATCGCGCGCCCCAGTCCTTCGGTCATCGCGGTGAAGGTCGCGAAGGACGAATTAAACGCTTCGGCCATCTTCTTCTCGGCGGCGGTTCCGAGCGCGCCGGACTCCTCGAACATTTTACCGAGGCGCTCGATCTCTGCGTTGCCTTGCCGCAGGCCCGGGAGCATTTCGGCAAACCCCTTGCCGATTAACTCACGTAAGACCTGCGCCCTGTCGGCGGCGTTCTCCATCTTTGCGAGACCGTCAACGATTTCCGGGAAGACGTCCTTCAACTCCCTGGTCTTGCCGGTCGCGTCGAGGAGGCTGATGCCCAATTTTTCCCAGGCGGTCTTGGCTTTGTAGGCCTCCTCATTGGACTCCCGCTGCTTCAGCAGCAATTCCTCGTGGCCAATGCGGGCAGCCTCAACCGCGTGGGCATGTGCGTTGATCGCGGTGTTGATCCCCTCGTAAGCTCTCGTCGCACCGCCCGCTGCGGTTTGGGCGGCGATATGCTCCTCACCCAATTTGTGAACGGCGGAGCCGACACCGCTTGCGGCATCGGAGGTGGCTTTGCCGGAGGCGGCATATTCCCGAAAAGTGTCAGCCGCCTTTTGCGCCGTGACGGTGGAATTTGCGTAGCTGTCCCTCGCCTTATCGATCGCGCTCGCCGAGGTTCCCACGGCTTCCTGCAGTCTCTTCTGCGCGTCCTCCAGCTTCATCAGTTCGATGCGGTGTTTGTCGACCTGATCGGCTGCCTTTTGTGTGGTCTCCACTCCCTTGCGTTGCTCTTCCGCACCCTTGGCAATGGAGGCGTTCAACCGCTCCATGCTCCGGTCGAAACCCTCAGCTGAGGCACCCGCCCGCGTAAATGCGAATTTCAGGCTCTCATATTTTTCTGCCGTAAGCCCCAGATCGGCGGCCGTGTTTTCGATTTGCCGCGTGCTCTCGGCGGCGTGCTTTGACATCTCGAAGAGGGCCGTGGCAGCGAGGCCGGCCGCAGTTGCCAACCCGCTGAGGCCAGTCGTCATCGCCTCTATGAGGGCGCCGATCGGTCCGAGTTCGCGACTAAGACCAGAGGCCGCAGATCGCAATCCCTCAAAGGCGCCGGCGCCTCCTCCACCGACTGCCGCAAGCTCGGTCCGAATCGACGAGACCTTGCCGCGTATCTGTTCAAACGCATCGGCAAGTGGACGGACGGCCGAAGCATCCCCAGTCCGCACAGCTTCGACTGCGACGGCCCGCAGGTCGCTCGCAGCCTGCCGCATCTGCGCCTGGGCAAGCGCAAGGTCGGCCCGCAACTGACTCGCGTCAGCTCTGATTCCGATCGTTAAATTTTGATCGGCCATATTTTCTCAACCCATTGCCGGCATCGTTGATATCGCCTATATTCGCCGGATGGCGCGGTTCACCGAGGTCATCTTTCCGATCAAAAAGCTGGTTCCTCTGACAGCGGAACTGGCGGAGCGCGTTCGCGACTTTCGCTACGAAAGGCGCCTCAGCTCCGAGAACGAAGCGATCCGCCGGCTGATCGAGATGGGCCTCAATGCCGGTAAGGAAAATCCGAAATGATCAAACCGATGACGGAAACGGAAAAGGCGACGACAGCAAAGGTAGCTGTCGGCATAGCCGCGGCGATCGTTGTGGGCCTGATTATCGGCTTGGTCAGCATTCCAAAGACCCCCGCGCAAAAAGCGGCAACAGCGCCGGCGGCAACTCAAGAGGTCGAGGCCGAGGCGGCGCGACAACGTTCATTCGATCAATTCAAGGATGCCGTGACCGCCGTGGAGCGGGTCAAGGAAGCCCAGCGTCGAGAGGTGTTCGAGAACTGCCTTGCGCGCGGCCTGGACACGATCGATGCGTGCACCGCGCGCGCCCGGCGGTGAAGCCAAATGTCTGCGTCACCGCCTGAGACGAAACTATGCGAAAGGTGCGGCGCCGCATTTGAACGGCCGCGCGATTATTCGCAGCGGCAATGGCGCAAAAGGCGGTTTTGTGGTCGCTTATGCGCGGCTGAGAACCTACGCCGGTCCGTCGATATTTCCGCAATCTCGATCCCGCGATTAAGCGATCCCCGCATCATCTCCCGCACAAGCGCCAGGGCGCTAGGTCTTAAATATTATTTCACCGGAAAGCCCTGTAAGCGCGAGCACGTCGCGGAACGTCTTGTGTCCGGGGCTGCATGCGTTGAATGCGGCCGGGCTTGGCGAGCAGATAATCCGGAAAAGGTGGCAGCGTTAAAGACGGCGTGGGCAAAGGCCAATCCGAAAAAGAGGGCAGCGTCAAACCGTGCTTGGCACGAGGCTAATCGAGAAAAGAATAACGCGACAAAACGCTCCTGGAAAAAGTCTAATCCAGAAAAGGTGCGCGCGTGGGCTAACGCCTGGGATAAGGCCAATCCGGAAAAGAAGCGTGCGTGGGGAAATGCTTGGTATGCTGCCAATCGCGAAAGGGTGGCTACGAACTCGCGGGCCTGGAAAAAAGCCAATCCAGAAAAGAAGCGGGCAGCAGAACATCGGCGGCGCGCTCGTAAGCGGTCGATACTTGGCGAAGTCACCGCTGAGGATATCAAGCGCATGATGGCCGCTTCAAGCAAATGCCACTTCTGCAAAAAACCCTTTACGCGAAAGCGGCCCTTGACAATAGATCACGTTCTGCCAATCAGCAGCCACCTTGGATCGAATGACCCGAACAACCTTGTCCTCGCATGCGCATCGTGCAACTCAAGCAAAGGGGCGAGACGCTATAATCCGCGGACCGGCCAAGGTCTGCTCGTCTAGATCTCGCATTTTCACTTCGTCACATCGTCGATCGCCGCCTTGATCGCCTCCGTCGCTTCCGGCCTCGTCGCCGCGAAGGGGCCGCGCAGGAACATCCGGGCGGTAATGTTTACCCGCCGCTGGTAGGACCTTACGTCCTCTCCGCGCCGGCGCCTGAAAGCCTGCACTTGAACCGAGCCGGTTGCGCCGTATTCAAGGGCCGCGGCTTTCCCGGCGTCGTAATTGCCCCTTTTGCCGCTGCCGGCACCCTTGTCGATGATCACCCGGACCCGGGCGCGCACCCAGTCGGGGCCGCTGTCGAGGAACCCCTGGATCTCGTTGAGGAGTTTCCCCGTCCGCACCGGTACGGCCGCCTTCACCCGCGACAGCATCTTCTCCTCGATCGGCCGCAGCCGGACGAGGAGGGCCTTTTGCAGGTTTGGCGGGAGGTCGGTGAACCGGGCAATCTCCTTGGTCTCGTTGAAATCGAAGGACAAGGTGATCGGTGCCGCCATCCCCTCACTCCTCGCTCGACAGTTCCAGTATCCGCAGCTGGCGCTTGATCGCGTCCCCGTCGCCGCTTGCCGCGAGGGCCGCTATCGAGAGGGCTTCACGGAGGGCCCGGGCGTGCTCTCTTGCCTCTATCATCAAAAGCGCCGCTATCTGGCGCGGCGTTTTTCCCCATACGGCGTCTTCGGCGTAACCGAGGACTGTCAGTCGGTGGATCGCTCGGGCGAGCTCGTCGCCGGGGCTGCGGGGCTGTCCGGGGCCGGTGTCGCGCCCTGAAACACCGCGGCGAAAGGGCCGGCTATGCTGGCCGGCAACGACATTTCAGCGATGGCAGCGAGGGCAAGCGACTGGTCGGCCCCGGACCATCTGGCAGCGGCTTCCTCCTCCTCGACGCCCTCCGCGTGCGCCGATGCCGCAATTGCGGCCGCGGCCAGCTCGGGGAATATGTCGACGATCGTGGCCGGGCTGGAGCCGGCACCCAATAGCACCTGCGCCTCGGGAAAGCGCTTTACCAGCGCGCCGATTTCCCGGGCGCTGAGACCGAAGAACTCGACCTCCTGGCCGCCGCCGAGCCGCACCTTCTTCGATAGCGGCATGATGTCGAGAAGAGACGGCATGTCAGTACACAACCTCGTCGGTGATTCCGTGGGTGATGAGGCCAAAACTGCCGACGACCATCAGCCCGCCGATCCCGGTGCCGGTCGTCAGCGCGAGGACTTCGCCGTCGACTTCGAGGATTGAATACTGCTGGCCGATCCATTCGAGCGCACCGCCTGGCGCAATCGTGACGTTCGGGAAATCGGCCTGCTCCTTGTCGCCCGTGCTGTTGGTGCCGATAAAGCGCAGCGCTCCGGTGACGTTGCCGACGTCCAGGATGTTGACGATGCTGCCGGCCTGGGAGCCGAGGAAGGCCAGCGCCAGGTTCTCCGGCGTGATTTCTTCAAGCTGCACCTTCAACGCCATGCCGAGCTGCACGACCGGGTTGAGGTCGAGACGGCGGATGCCCTCCTGCGCGTTATAGTGCGGGAGGCGCGTGACGGCCGGGGTCGTCGTCAGGCTGGGAGCATTGCCGAGAAACCGGTAGCTGACGTCGAGCGCGCCCTTCCATTTCACAATGCCCCGGCCGATGCGGTAATTGAGGGGGCTGGGTGAGGTGGCCATGAAATTCTCTCCTTTTTGAAGGGCGGCCCTTAGGTGCCGGCTACCTTGTAGGGATAGGTAAAGACGATCGTCAGCAGCATCCGCCTCTCCCTCGACTCGGCCACGGCCGGCTCCAGCACGCAGCTCTCGTAGCGGATTTCGCCGTCGGCGGTCGTTCCCGACGGGTCGGCGCCGATGGCCGCGAGGAGTTCCGTGTCTTGCGTCAGCGCCGAGAGAAAGCGCTCGGCGCACTGGTTCAAAAGCGTCCCGACATCCGGCTCCGAGGCGTAGGCGAGGATGAAGATTTCCGGCGTCAGTTCCCGGTTCTGCCGACGCGAAAAACGCTCGCTCAGGGGCCCGTCGAGCCGCGTCTCCGACCCGTCGTGGATGATAATCGCCGGCCGGGTAAGACCCGCAGCGTCGGCGGCATTGCGTACCGCCGCGTTGATGCCCGACGTCCCCTGGGCGATGAGGAGGAGACGGGCGAGGATCGTCTCGCGACCGGAGGCCATCAGCAGTTACGGCAGCGTGAGGACCGCTACCTGCAGCTCCTTGTCGGAATAGTCGATAAAGAGCACATTCCCGGTCTGTGCCCAGCCAGGGGACTTGAAGGGACCGAAGATTGCGATAGGAACCGCGGCGGAGGCGGGCTTAACCGAGTAGGTCTCGATGTCGCCGGCGCGGTTCAGCGAATCCACGATGCTGGTGAAGCTGATCGTGTGCGCGATCGTGCCGCTGTTGTACGCGAGGACCATCGTCTTCCCATCGATCAGAGCGGTCTGACGGCTTATCGCGACGTCGCTTGTCGAGGTGAAGGAGGGTGTGGCCGCGTCGCTCCCGATCGGCAGCGTCGGGTAGGACGTCAAGAGACTGACGCCGGCGGCATTTGCGACGATGTTGGTGCGTGCCATGGTTTTTGCTCCCTGTGGAAAAGCGGTTGCTGGGTGTTTGGGTTTGCGCCGCCGAGGGCGTTTATGCGGGAGAGGGTGCGTGAGGTGGCCGGATGGTCCTGGCGCGGTAGACGCTGCCGGGGGCTTTAGTCGCTCGGGCTGGTGCTCGCGTTGGTCAGAGAGCCGGTTAGAGTGAAAGCACCGCCCGTTCCGAGGTTCGGCTGCCCGAAGGCCGAGGCGTCGTCGGAGAAAAAGATTGCTGGAGCTGTTCCCGTTGGCGTCGAGCCGTCCGCACCAAGATCGACGGGTTTGATGCCAGCGGTCACGAACTTATCGAGCGTCGCAGATGGGATATCACCCGCGATAAGTAATGATTGACCAGGAGCTATCCATAAATCAGCAACATCTCCGATAAATTCATCACCCCCAAAAGTATCCGCGCCGACCATAAATGACAAACCATTGAAGGCTATCGTAAACGGTGCACCGTTAAAGATCGCAGTCCCGGCATCAACTCGGTCGAGATATAGTTTTGCAATTCCCGCTCCGCTGACATCCATACTCAAAAGCACGTGATGCCAGATGTCTAGGGAGATTGCGACGCCCGTCGTATCAATCGAAGCATTGTCGGTGTTCGCCGCGTTAGCAATATTCTGCGTAAACAGGGAAGATGGGCCGGCAGCCTGCCCAAATCCACAAGTGGAAAGATAAATTCCGGCGGGGTCTACAGTCCAAAGTTGCGCTGATGCCGCGATAACATGACGACGAAACCAAAATGATACCGAGAGAAGCCCGCTGTCCGTCGCGGTCAAACTGTTTATATTTAGAAACTGACTACCATCGAAATGCACCGCCTTTGCGACATAGGGAGCACCGCCACCCGCGGCGCTTAGCGCCGCGACCGGTGCTACGAGCCCCCGGTGCGCGGGCAGCAGCATCAGGTGAAGTTCCCCACCCCGATCGCTGTCACGTTGGCGCCAGTCGTGATCTTCCAGCCTGGTGTCGTCGCATTACGTGATCTGATCCCGAGCGGAACGAAGAAGGAGATCAGCGTAGAAAGAGGGGTGGTGCCCCCGCCGGCGAAGATCGAGATGGCCGAGCCGTTGCCGTCCTTGATCGACACGGCGCCCGCTGCGGTCGTTCCAGGCACGATGAGGACCCCGGAGAGATAGTCGCCGACACCGCCGGTCGCGCCGAGGATCTGGTCGGTCTGCGAGGCGGCGACGGTTTCATATTCGCCGTCGTTGATGTCCGTCAGCCAGACCTTGTTGGTCGTCCCCGGAGTGGTCTGGGAGATGGCTACGTCCCCGATCGTGATCGCCGGGTTGTCCGCGAGCTGCACGACCTCGGCCCAGGTGCCGTCGCCCATGTCCTTGAGGCGCTTGGTTATGCCGGTCTCGGGGACGACTACCAATTTATCCGCCATGCGGCTCCCCCTGACCTATAGATTGAAATCGCCGCGGCATTCGAGTTCGATGCGCACGATCACATCGCCGATCGAGAGCGGGCTGACGATCTCGATGTTGTTGTTCTTGCCGCCGATCACCAGCCGGTCGTCCTTTTGCGGAAGGCCTGGCCAGTTCGCTTTCCTGAGGCCGGTCGGCGAGAGGATGACCCGGGTGTTCGGCGCCTCGCCGCTCATCGGAACCAGCTCTTGCGGATGGTGGGCATCGACCCGGGCCCGAAAATCCGCCGAAAACGACACCGTCCGGTTGCCGGTATCCGGGTCCGCTATGAGGCGCTGGAGTTGCACCGTGTCGCCAAGGCGTGTCAACTCACGATCCAAATCGGCGATGCACCTCGACGCCTCGCTCATGCGGTAACCGGGACGCGGTAGGGCAGGAGGAGCTGTGCGATGTCGGGGGGGATGTTGCTTCCCGTCGCGGCCGGGCCGTATTGACGCTCGACGACGCCGGGAATGTTGATCTGGCGCTCGGCCGGGTCCCGGCCGCGCAGGTAGAAGCGATAGGTCACCATTCTGAGGACCGCGAGCGCGACGTCGAACGGGATCGGCTGGTAGCCCGCCTCGTAGACGACCGTCGTCATGCTCGGGTCCCAGGTCGTCGGGTACAGAAGCGTCTTGCTGAGGCGGACCAGCTGGCCGCTCTCGGCCATGAGCTTGTAGTCGATGCCGTCGACGAGGACTGTCGCCGTGCCGGGCGGGTCGACCACCGTCAAGGAATCGATGCCGACGATCGGCCAGTGCGAGAGCTGCAGGGTGTCGAGCTGTCCCGGCACCTGATAGGGATAGGCGTCGCGTTCCGGGTAGATGATGTCCTGCACCGTTTCGACGGCGAACGTGTTCCGGGGCGAGACGCGGTTGCAGAACCTCGCGGCGATCGCCGACGCCTCGCTGATGGCCCGCTTCAGGAAGGTATCGCTCGACTCGTCGTCCGCGGCGATGTCGAGTTCGTCCTTCACCGTTGCGAGATCGGTGAGGTCCCTGTTCCCGGCCGGGGACTGGATCGTCGTGACGACGGAAAGGGCCATGCCTCTAGGCGCCGACCGCTATCCAGTTGACGACGTCGCCCGTGGTAACGGCATAGGTCGAGCCGTCGGCGACGGTCAGGGTGCCACCGGAGACGCTGACATGCGCATCGGCCGTGACCACAGCTCCCGACCGCAGGATCTGCACGAATTGCGCAACAACCGTCGTGGCGCCCGTCACGATGTCGAGCGTATGCGCCCCCGCCTCGCCACCCGATACCGTGTGCCGCGCCGCGCGCACAGCACCCGAACTGACGAGCCGGTTTGCCCCGACGCCGAATGTCGTCACATTGAGCGCGTCGAGCGCCTTGTTCGCGTCGACGACGAGAGCCTTCGAGGCCGCCGTGGTGCCGGGAGTGACGGAATGCAGCGTGTTGAGTTCGGCGGCCGTCGCGGTTGTCCCGGTCGGCGCCAGGGCCGCGTCCGCGACCGCCTCGTCGATGACATCCGAAAGGACGACCGGCACCGGATATCCCATGGCGCCGGTCGCCGAGACGGTCTGCGTGCGATCTAGCGCCATGGGATGCTACCTCTTCCTGCAGGAGCGGCGGTTGCGGTTAGGGGCCGGGGACGGTCGGCGCCGCCTGGGTGGTCACGACCTCGCTCGCGGCATCGGCGGTGATCTCGCCCGGAACCGCCAGGACCGGGTAATCGACGCCGATCTCCAGAACCACGTCGTTGTTGCTGTCGCTGACCGACAGAACCATGCCCATTGTGGCCGCGCTCGGCTGGGTGAGTGCATTAAAGGTGAGGGTCGGATTGCCGTCCGCATCGGTGCCAATGACGCCCGGGACCACTGCGGGCATGGTGGACGCCACGCTGAACACGTCGCCGGCGGGGATTGCCTCGACGGTGCCGTCGGCGGCCTTCAACCCGAGGCGGCGAGTACGAACGTCGGTCGGGGTCAGAACGATCTTGTCCATGTTTTCTTACTCCGGGTTTTGTGTGGGGATTTCAGTCACCCCGAAAGCCCGCAGGGATCATCCAATGCGGGGCCGGACAGGGGGAAGCGGCGGCCTATGGTCCAGGCACCGTCGGCGCCGCCTGCACCGTCACGACCTCGCTTGCTACGTCGAGGGTGATCTGCCGCGGCTTCTCGACCTCGAACACACCGGCCACCATGCCGAGTTCGGCGATTTCCGCTTCCAGCGCATCGTAGAGCGCCGGCCTGATCGGGATCTTCTCGCCGGCCGCGAAATCCTGGTCCTCCAGGGCGCCGATTCCGTCGAGCGCCGCGAGCATCTCCTCGATCGCGGGCTGTCGACCGCGGTGTTCCGCCAGGAGCCCCCGCAACGCCCTTTGGTGTTCGGCGCCGGCGGTAGAGGGTGATGCGGCGTGTGTTTCTCTCAGAACCGTCTTCGCCTGCGGCAGCAATGCGTAAAGCTCGTGCACGGCCGCGTCGAGATAGAGCGTCCCAAGGGGTTCGCCGTCGGCCTCCGCCATTTCGGTGGCGCGCGCGTGGATCAATGCTCGCAGGCGCTCAAACATCGTGAACCCCTCGGGTCATGTACCGCTTCCCCGGCCGCGTCTCGACCGGTTCTGCGTCTTCATGCGTCTTCGCCTTCGCCGGGAACGGGCCCGAATCTCTGGCGGTGTCCTCTTCAACGAGACGCGCGGCGACGACGTCCGGGAGGACGCGGGTTTCCCCCGCCTTGTGCGGCGCCATGTCTTTGGTGAAGGTCACGAGCCGCATTGATTTTGGCCTCTGGGGTTAATCGGCCGCTTCCTGAAGCGCCGGTGCCGGTGTGAGGGCATCGGCGAACTTGCCCCTGAACTCGGTCTCGCCGCAGTGGCCGAGCTCGATCTCCGGGTCGGCCCAGACCTTCCCGCCGACCGAACGCCAGAGCTCGCAAAACTGGTAATCCTCGCCGCCGTCGTCCTCGCCAAACCGGAAGAAGCGGTGATACCGAGAGCGCGGCTCTTCGGGGAGGCCGGGGAGGTCGATTCTGAGGTCGGGCCGGGCCGCAACGATCTGGTCCAGCGCCTCGCGGGCGACCTTCAGGAACCCGGTGCCGATCGAATGAACTTCGACGGCGCCCATGGCGTCCTGGTTGATCTTGTGGTTCGAGGACGGGAGGAGTCGCGCGCACCATTGCGTCTCCTCGGTCTTACGCCGGCCGACGGCGCCGATCACCTCCTTGTCGGACGCGAGGAGCCGGGCGACGCCGTTAGGCTCCCAACTCATGTCGGCGTCGACATAAAGAAGGTCGGTGAAGTCCGACGCGAGAAACCATGCCGCCAGTTCGTTTCTCGCCTTGGGGAGGTTCGAGCAGCCGGCGAGAAAGAGCGTCCGGTTGCGCACGCCGAGGCGATCGAGCGTCGTCTTCGTGTCAACGAGAGATCGTGTGTACTGCCAAGCCGTGTCGCGGTGAACCGGCGTGCAGATCATCACCGAGCGCGAGCGGGCGCGCTCCAGCCGCCGCAATCCCTCGGCTGCGTCGGCATCCTCCGGGGCTTCCGGGGTGAACTGGCACAAGTATTCGGCGATCCGCGCGAAGACGTGCGGGCGGTCCTCCTTCGCCCATTCCTGAAGCCGCCTGCCGTCGGCCTCGATCGAACTCTTCGAGGCATAGCTGGCGGCATAGGTCGCGTCATTGGGCGCCTTGCCGTTGAGGACGTGGCTGTGCTCGGCCTTGACATCCATCAGGATCTTCCAGCACCCGAAGCGCCGGCCGATGTCCTCGATGATATTATCGGCGTAGAAGGACCAGAGCCCGGGGAGAAACCAGAACCCCATCGCCTCGAGGAGCCCGAGATCGAAGACGCTGGTCGGAGAAAGACGGGATCGCAGCGGATCGGCATCGCTCTGCCAGCAGTCGTTTGCCGAGACGATCTTGATGCGGCCCTCCAGTTCGGCGAGGAGCCGTCGGTCCCATCCCGGCGTCGAGGGGATAGCGTCGTCGGCCATGCACCCAAGCCAGGAAGAGAGGGGAGGTCGCGGGGATGCCTGGACATCTTCGAAGAATTCCTGGCAAGCCCCGTTGAAGCCGAGATTTTTGGGCAACACCCGGGAGGACCAGTTCGAGGGATACCGCACGCCGGCGTATTTCTCGCGCTGGTCCGCGCCGTTGATCAGAACCAGCCCGGGCGAGGTCATACCGGTCTCGACGCAGGCGTCGAGCACCTGTTGGAGCCGCTCCGGGCGGTTCATGGTAGGCAGGATGAACACGGGCGCAGGGGTCCTCCGATCAGGTCGGGGCGGGCAGCCGGTCGAACCCGGCCAGGGTCGCGACGATGATAGCTACCGCCGTGTCGGTACCGCTGGCCGAGAGGTTCGGCACGATATCGGCCCGGATGTACCGCTTTGCCGACGAGAGGTTGACGTTGATCGAGCTGTGCGAGTTGACGACACCGCCCCCCGAAACTCCGGTCGCGACAGTGACCCCGGCGGCGCTCGCGTAGGTGGCGAAGGTGCTGTTGTCGGCCGAATCGAGGATCGTCCAGGCGATGTTCAGCGTCGCGCCGCTCGCCAGCGTCGTGCCGAAGAGCGCGGTGAACTTCGCCGAGAGCGCGGGCGAACCCGCTCCCCCTGAAAGCACGGCCTCCCGGTCGATCGAGATGCCGGTAAGGGTCGTGTTGTCGCCGGTGCCGGCGGCGGTCCACACCAGGGGAGTTGAGGCGACCCGGTTTTCGACGACCGAGCCGATGTCTTTCTGAATGACCATGTCCATCGGAGTTCTCCGAAAAATAAGAAAACGATGGGCCGGACGGCGCCGGCCCCGGGAGGGGCGCGGCGTCCTACGAGATCGCCGGGGCGTACCTGACGGCCTGGATGACCGCGACCGCCTGGTCGTGGCGCATCTGGAAGTCGTGCTCGGCGATTGCCCGGATGATCGTCTGGTCGCTCTGGAAGGCCGAGATCGTGGCGCCGGTCGAATCGATGTAGGTTCCCTCGCGGCTGACCGCGAGTTCGAGCTGCATCGAATCGAGGATCATCGATTCGTCCATCTCCGCGAGGAAGATGAACGAGAGGTCCTTGTTGCTGCCGTTGGCGTTCCAGTAGCCGTTGCCGATCTGCGTGGTCTTCCGGAACGGGTAGCCGAGCAGCGTCCCGTCGGTCAATTCGTCGCGGTAGACGTAGACGCCGAGGCTGTTCTGGACGTTGTTCAGGTAGTTGAAGCTGCGCGGGTGCATGAACCAGACGCGCTTCGTGTCCGGCACGTTTGCCGTATCCAGCCGGTTGACGGCCCCGCCTAGTTCGGCCGCGACGGTGGCCAGCGTATAGGTCTGGTTTGCGGTAATGAAGTTGCCGCCGGTCGTATTCGCCGGATCGGTGCCGTTGACCGCGAAGACGGAGTTGGCGGTCGTCGACCACACCCCGATCGTTCCGGCGTTCGCCCCGACCCAGCCGTTGGCAAAGCTGAGATAACCCCGCGGGGTGTCCTGCGTACCGTCGCCGAGGAGGAATGCCAGATCCTCGCGAAGCGCGATGACCTTCACCAGGTCGTCGCGCACGAAGGCGTCAACCGCCGGGTCGGCGTACCGCATCATGTCATTGGACACGGGCACCAAGGCGGTCAGCTTCTTGTAGGTCGCGACGATCGTGCGGAGCGTCTGCTGCGACTGCGCGATAGCGGTGTTTTCCGCCCCGTAGGACGCCGTCGCCGCGCTCGCCTGGCCGGGGAGCCTCATCGTCCCCCTGGGCATCGGGATCGTGCGGGGGCCGGCGGCGCGGACCTGCGCCAGCGGTCGCAGAAGCTCGATGATCTCCGCGATGTAATCGGGCGGCACGATAAAGCCGCCTGCCGGGCCTGTGCCGGTGATCAGCGCGCGGGTGATCGGGTGATTGGCACCATAGACCGCTTCCGCGATCTTCGAGGGCGAGGTGAACTCGCTCGCGGCCCGGCCGATCATCCTCATCATGCCGCCGACGACGAGACCCTTGCTCGTGCCGATGCCGCGCGCCTTGGCGGCCTCGTCGCTGATGTAGGGGTCTTTCTCCGGCGAGGCTGGCGCGCGGTAGGCGTTTTCCTGCCCGGCCACCGGGCGAGCGGTGGAGGCCGACAACTCCTGCGCCTCCCGTGCCCGGACGATTTGCGCGTCGAGGTCGGTGACGGCGTCCTTCAGCGTCGGATAATCCCGCCTCTGCTGGTCATCCAGGGTTTCGAGGTTGGCGATTGCCGCGAAAGCATCGTAAGCGGTCGCGCGCCGCTTGATCAGGTCGCTGACCTTTTCCATCAAGTAGGCTCCAATGATCAGGAAGGCGGCGTCTCACGACGCTGCGGGAAGCCGTTGCCCAAGCGGCGACTTATTTGGGCGATCCCCGTGGGGATTTTCAGATGGGCGCTGCGAGCGCTAAGGCCTCCACCTCGCGCCGTCTATAATCGGCTTCGCGTAGAACTTCACCCTCGACGGTTCCGAGCGTGGCTCGGAGCATCCAGCCCCATTTCTTGTGCCGGTCGAGCCGGTCTTGCAGGAAATTCGCGAGGCCATCCTCGCCGGAAGCTGCTGCGGCAGCCTGCGCGGCACCAAGACTGCCGAGGACAAGCTCATTGTCCGCGCTGAGCGTTGCGACCATCCGCATCGCGTCGGGTGGCGAGGGCGCAAACGTGATGCGCGAAAGCTGATCGATCTCGACCAGCGATGACGGCGCCAATTCGCCGATGGCCCGAAGATGCTCGGCGAGGTCATCGACCGCGCCGTTGGCATCTGAATAGAGGTCGCCGAAAAACTCATGCAACTGGCGGAACAGCAGCCCTTGGACGTTCCAGTGGAAGCTATGCGACTTGAAGTAGAAGGCCCAGGTATCCGCCAAGGCCAGGCGGAGTTGCGCGGCTGCTGGGCTCGCCATTGAAACTACGCCCCTGCCAAGAGGAGCGCATCGAGTTGGCGCTTGCGGTAATCGAGGCTGCGCGAACCTTCGTCCTCGGCGACGCCATTGGGCTTCTGGATTGTCGAATTGTCGCCTTCGGCGCCCTGGCCGTTCTCGTCTCCCGTGTCGTCTTCGGGATCGATGAGGTCGCGGATATATTGCGCCCCCGCGCGGTGCGCCCGCATCGCCGAGCGATGCTGGTCCATGGCCGTGTCGTGCATGTCGAGGGCCGAGCGCAGGCAGCGTGCGGTCTCCGCCGAGAGGGTCTTGCCCTTGCGGGTGAGGAGCGCCCTTGCACGAGCGGCCCCGACGCGGAACCGCTTCTGCGCCGGGGTCGTCGAGGCCACGATCATCATCATGTCGTCGTCGCCCAGGCCTTCGCCGCTGTCGTCGTCGGCCTCTTCGCCGCCGATCAGCTCGGCGATCTCCTCGGCGGCCATCGCCAGCATCGCAGTGCCGGCGCTCTGCAGCGCGGCGGCGATCATTGCCGGAACCTGCGATTCGTCGCCTTCAAGCGCCGCCTCGATCTCGGCTGAGCATTTGAGGTCGGCGAGGCAATCGAGCAGATAGGCGAACCGGCCAAGATCCGACATGCCGCGCAGCCTGATCACCGGCGGCGGCGCGCGGCGCGCCCGGCGCGGTTTTACGGCACGCTCGGCATCATCACCGATCCCGGCCTTTTTCTCGTAGGCCTTGAGGACCTTCTCCGCCTCGTCCTTCGCGTCGCCGATGTCGGCCTGCGGGAGGCGCGAGGCCGCGGCGCGCAGGGCGCCCTTCGGCACCTTCAGTTCGCCGTCAACCACGTGCGCGATCGGCAGCTTGTAGGAGCCGCGCAGCTTTGGCGCGTCGGCGTCGTAGACGAGGAACCCCGCACGAGCCTTCACCGGGTCGAACTCGTCGCCGCCGGCATGGTCGAAGATCGACTTCTCGGCCGCCGGGCCGTCCCAGGCGTCGCTGTCCTCGACCGGGAGGTTGCGCGCCGCGCCGACTTTCCAGTCCGCCATGTCGATTTCTCCGTTCGCACGTGCCGTGACGATCGCGCCAGGGTCGGCTGGGACGCTGACGAAACTGCATTCCAGCAATTCCCAGCGGGTGAAGCGCTGCCCGCCTCTGGGGCGCTTCGGGTCGAGCGGTTCGCCGTCGACCGGGTCGAAACCCACCGAGACGGCCGAGATCACGTTCGCCTTGACCAATCCGCGCACCTCGTCGGCCTTGGGCGACACCCCCAGGGGCGCAAAGGTGATGCGCGCGATGATTTTGTCGTTGCTGACCTGGATCTCCGAGGCGCGACCGACCGGGGTTTCGGGCGAGTGCTGCCAGAGGACGATCGGGTTGCTTCGGTAGCCGGAGAGGTCGCAGCCCTCGGGCACGAGGACGTGACCGTCGCGCGCCTTGAGGCCGGTCGAAAGGACGACCTCTACCTCGTCGTCGCCGAGGCTGGTAACCTGCGCCGGGAAGATCGTGCGGATCATGCGTCCCCCTAAGCGGCCAGCAGCAGCCATGGCCAGAGCGCGGAAATTTCGTCGTCGCTGAAATGGTCGAACCTGCCGACCGCCCGGGCTTCGACACCCAGGAAACTTCGCATCTCGCCGCAGGGCGCGATTTCCCCGCGCACCGCGACACTGAATTCCGGCAGCGGGCATTCGAGCGCCCCAGCTGCGCCGACTGCTCCGCGCGCCCGAGCCGCGAACCCGAAGAGAGCCGCCGCGCGGCCCTCTCTCGGCTCCTCGACCTCGCCCGAGGCTTCCGCGCCGAACGCCATCAGGTAGAGGGCCAGGTTGCCCCGTACGGCGCGGCGCCGCCTGCTGAATGACCGCCGAGGATCGAGGGTTCCCCGGCTGCCGCGGCCGAAATGACGCCTAAATCCGCCCGAAGAGCACCCGCGCCGGCCATTGCGGCTGCGACGGCCCGCCCCGTTCCAGCCGCCGCAAAATCGGTGCCGAGCGTCGCGGATCCCACAAGTGCCGCTGCTACCAGATCCTTTTCGGCAAAATCGGCGCTCAAGGCCGCCAAACCTACGAACGCCGCGGCCGTGAGTTCCTTCTCTGCTAAGTTCGCCGAGAGCAACCCCGAACCAGCAAGGACCGCGCTTGCGAATTGCTGCGGCAGGAAATCGGCGGCAAGTGCGCCTGCACCGCTCAAAAGGCTTATGGCGGCGCCCACGGATCCTGCCGCGGCGGCGATCGAGCCCGCGCTGTTCAACGCGCTTACGACGACATCCACGGATTCGGGCGCGGCGGCCATCGACCCCACACCAGCCAGGACGTTGGTGACAAACTGCTGCGGCAGAATATCCGGGGCGGTAATGGCACCCGCGCCGACAAAGGCGCCGAGGACCTGTTCTCTCGTCAACGTTCCGCCGCCGAGAGACCCGGCCGCGGCGAAGGTGACCGTGACTGCGTCGGCCGCCCGCAGGCCGGCCGCTATCGATCCCGCACCCGCGAGACTGACCGAAATGAACTGCTCGGGGATGACGTCCGCTGTGATGGCCCCCGCGCCCGCAAAGGCGCCGAGGACCGGCTCGGTCGCCCGCAGGCCGGCCGCTATTGATCCCGCACCCGCGAGACTGACCGAAATGAACTGCTCGGGGATGACGTCCGCTGTGATGGCCCCGCCACCAGCAAGGGTGGTGCCTAAGAACTGTTCCGGTAGAACGCCGGCCGTCATCAGGAACATAGGCGCCATACCATCCGAGGCGGCACCCGTGGTGCGGATGGCGGCAGTCGCGGCCGTGCCAAGCTCTAATTGCGGCCACCCGATAGAAAACGTGATGTCTACCGGCTGGCCGATCGTCACACTGAAAGTAAAAACTGGACGGACACTTCCAGTAGCGCCCTGGGTATTAGTCGCACTATAGGAATATCGCGTCAGCGTCGAGGTCAAAATTGAGGTTAGATCGGGTCCATTGTGGAAGGCCAGAAACCCGCCGCCAAGAGGTTGTTCGTTGTAACTCAGCCTAACAGAAGTAACGTTTGTCGTGCTACCCGCAATTATAGCTAGATAGGCTGAAAGATCCCAGTCTTGCCCAAAACTCGCAAGAGCGCCCGCCGGCAACATGAAGATCGGTTGGACCGCCCCGGTAGAAGTAGGCGTCCCGTTGAATCGGAGCGAAATTACGTCGACACCGTTGACCGTGCTCAACGATATTGTCTGCGTCAGTCCTGGACTATTATTAACCGACCAATGCGTCGGCATTGTCCCCGGAGACCCGGCGACCGCACCCTGCATCGAGTTGTTGTCGATCTTGTTCGTTTGTAGAGCATCGACGATCATCTCGATGGCTAAAGGCGTGGAGGTCATCGCCCCAGCGCCGGCAAATTGTGCCCGGCTCTGAACATCGATGAGCAGCAGTGGCGCCGCCATCGCGCCAGCGGGCGCCAGGACAGCGCTCGCTGCTTCGACAGTGGTCGTTTTCGAGGTCTCGCCCCCGACGACCGTCAGCGTCGCTACGAAATTTGCCGCTGCCATCTCAGTTCAATGCCACCTTGAGTGCCCCCGAAGCGATGACCCCGATGCTGCCGCGCGCTATTGCCGTCGCCGGGGACAGCGTGCCGTAAAGCAAAAGGCTCCCGGCGTTGTTTACGACGAAGATCCCGGAGACGGTCGCATTGGAGCTGAACGCCGCAAAACTGACCGCGGCCGAATTCGTGAACGTGTTGGCGACGCTCGAAGCAAACCCGATCGGCTGCCTCACATACCCGGAACCGGCGGCGATCTCGCTCAGTGTCCCTTCTTTCGGCGATCCCAGGGAGAGCCCGACGCTCCAGGCTGTCACCCTCGTCGCCGTAGCGCCGATGAGCCCATATTGGAGGAGAAGGTTCTGGGCGAAGGAACCCGCGGACATCGGCCTAAATCACCAACTGGCCGAATTTCACCATGTCTTCCGGCCGGGCGATCGGCCGCATGCCGTGGATCGAGAAAGAAGTTGATGCTTCGGCTGGAATACCCAGAAGCATAACCGACACGACATTGGGGAACAGGTTCTTGTCGCATCCCCTGAAGTTGTTCGGACTGAACAGCGGCGGCGCGTGCAGATAAAGTCGGTATTCAAGACCGAGCATCGTGTCTATCAGCCGGTCGGAGTTCTCGATCCGATCGTTCTCTACGTAGAGGATCGGCCGATGCCGGCGGATCGTCTCTCGAGCGCCCATTAGCAATTCCGTTTCGTGACCCTCGACGTCGGCTTTGATAAATCGGAGCGACGGCAGCTCGAAATCATCCAGCCGGACGACGGGGACATCATGCCCGTGCAGTTCGTTGCCGATCGAAGCCCCGCCATAATTGGCCGGCTTCGAATAGTTGATGGCGGCCACTTTCGTTGTTCCCCGCTCAGAGCCGAGGGCCACGGGATAGGCGGTGACGTGCCAAAGCTCGTTGAGCGCCAGTGTTCCGCAAAGCGCGTAATAAATCGGCCGCTGCGGCTCGAAGGCCAGCACCATGCCCGTTGGCCCGACGATCTTCCCGAGCGGTACCGTATGGCAGCCGATATTCGCGCCCGCATCGATCACCACGCTGCCCTCGCCGATCAGATGGCGGAAAAGATCGACTTCTCCCTCGTTGTACTCGCCGCACCGCTCGATCAGCGGGCCGAAATAGATATCCGAATCGAGATAGACTTGTGACCCATGGCGGCAGTTGGCGACCTTGACGGACATCGCTTACGACAACGAGACGGTGAGACCACCCACAGCGAGCACAAGTGAATCTCCGGACCCGACCGTTCGTGCTGTAGCGAGCAATCCGCCCATCAACAAATGACCTTGATCTGCCGTGTAGCTGGCGGGCAGCGAATCCATGATCACAATCCCGCTATAGCTACCGGCGGCATTGACCGGGCCATAGGTATTGGCGACGCTGTTGCTGAAGGTGTTGGCGTTGACCGACACGAATTGCCCGCTCGATCGCACGATGCCCGTGCCCGACGCGATCTCGCTGCCGGAAACGGATGTCGGCGAACCAAGCGAGAGCCCGATGCCCCAGGCGGCCGGGCGCGTTGCCGTCGCGCCGAGGAGCAAATAGGCAAGAAGGAAGTTCTCGGCGTAAGTGCCCATATTTGCCATGGCCTACGCTCCCTCTTGCGCCGTGGCAGCCTCAGCCAGCCGCTTAGCCGCCATCTCGGGAATTTCCTTGATGACCTGGTGGGGATTGTCCCAGTTTTCGCAGACCAGCTGGACCCCGGACGCGGTGCCGACCGCGTGGCCGATCATCACGATATCGAGCATCCGGTGCGACATGCTGTCGTGAACCACCGGGGCCGCGACGCGAACGTGCATTCCGTCCGGATAGGGCTCGATCATCTTCAGTAGCGCGGCGATTTTCGGTGCCGGCCTGCCCAGTGTCGGCGCATCCCAGGAATCGCAGACGATGTCGAGAGCTCCGGGATGATCCGGGTCGTTCTTGACCTCGCCGGGGTGGTCGAGGTGTCCGACGAGGTGGATCGACCGCACCTCATGTGGCTGCCCCAGAGAGGGAATCGCCACCGATACCATTCCCGACGGGTTGAACGCCGCGAGTGCGTCTTTGAGTTCCCTGACTTCCATTGGTCGCGCCCCTTTGATCGGCAGCGAGTCGTTGATGATGAGACGCATGGACATCCGCCCGCGCTAGTATTTTAGCCGCTTCTTCGATAATCGACGCGACCGAGATCGACGAGATGCACGCCGCGGCCTGCTTGGTCTCGTCCGGGGTGCAGGTATCGAGCGTGTCATGGAGCTGATGGCAGGGCCAGCACGGGACCCGATGCCGGTCGGCATGCAGTGTCACGGTGTTCCGCCAGCCGCCGGTAATGTTTTCGGCGCTGGCGTGGCTCACCAGGATGATCTTCGGCACGTCCTCCATCGCCACGGCCCAGGCGGGTCCGGTATCCGGGCTGATCACCAGGTCGCAATATCGAAGTTGCGTCAGGATGCGGCGAATCGGAAACTTCTGGTTCTCGAACGTCATATCCGGCTGAAAACTGTCGCACATCGAATGGAGGCCATTGGTCGTGCCGTTCTGCCGCTTGACGTGCTCCTGGATGCGCGCGGCCATGTCATAGTCCCGCCCCGGCGCTCCGAACATCACGACCTGCGCGCCAAGTTCCGCGATCAGACGCGCGACAATAAGAGTTCCCGCCGGATGAATCTTGTCGACCCGAGAACCCGACAGGACCCAGCCGATGACCGGGCGCTTGCCGATCTGTTCGCCGAAAGTGGCCTTGGCCTTTGCGTGCTCTTCCTCGGTCGGGAAAAACCTCGGTTCGCAATCGGCCGGATCGACCCCGCAGACTTTGGCAACCGCCTCAATGTAGCTGCCCGCGCAATACTCGCGGCGCCAGGCGACCGGCCAATCGAATTGCGTCTGTGCCGGAAGAAACGCCTTCAACACCTCGACGGTGTGCGACAGGTTGGCAAAGAAGTCGTATTCCTTCGCCCGGACCCGATGCCACCGGGCCCAGGCCTCCAAGGTCTCGCCCGGGATATCGCCGGGCTTGTGGACCGACAGCTTGTCGATGTGCGGGTTGTTCTCGAAGACAACATGCTGCGGCCACTGGGTGATGACCTCGAGGCGCCCGTATTTCGTGCGAAGCGGGGCCAGCACGGATGACGCGATCAGGTTGTCGCCGACCCCGCCATATCTTGAAATGCAGGCCCAACTCACCTTCGCAGCCCCACCGAGAAAGAGCGGATCGTCACCGGACCGCCCTTCCTGATCTGCGTCGTGTTGAGCGTGACCACGGCGCCTTCCCGGTCTCCACCCACGTCGCAATCGAAGATCGGGTTGCCCTCGCGGTCGGAAACCCTCGCCCATGAGGCCTGGCCGCTCGCGGCCGCGATCTCCTGTTCGATATCGGCCGACACCTGGCCGCCAGCGACCGCGACGCGCGTAAAGCTCAAAGCCGCCAAAGGCTCTTGCGTCGTCACCTCGTTTGCGCTGCCCGGCGGCTCCCCATTGAAGAGCCGCAATGTGCCGTCGCGGATGCTCTCCGCGATTGCTCCGAGAAGGGCATGCTCCGCGCGAGCCGACAGGGCAAATCTCACGCGGCCTCCTCCTCGGTTTCGGTTATGTCGAAGGCGACCGTGCCGTCCTCGTTGCGCGACAGCACGGCTCGGCGTTTTGTCGTTGCGGCACGCCGGGCATCGACCGCTACGTTGATCGTCGCTCCCCGCGTGAGTTCGGGCTCGTGCGCTCCCTCCTGGGCGACGTCCGATCCGCCAGTCGGCACTCCGGGCTTTGGCATCTGCCCCGCCGGCGGCCGGCCGGCCCCGTCAGGCGCCTCGCCGGTCATGTCGGACCCCAACGCCGCGAGGTTGACCGGGGCGCGGATTTCATCCCCGCCAACCGCCGGCGGAAGGCGTTCGCCGCGGCGCCATTCGTTGGGGCTGATCATCCCCGAGAGGATGCCGATCCGGCCGATGTTGTATCGGGTCAGCGGGTCGGCGCGCAGGAGCGGGCTTTCGTCGATGTCAATGCCGAGCCCCTCTTCGGTGAGACCAAAGGTCTGCGCGATCTTCTGTTCGAGCATTTCGAGGTCGGGCGACACGGTCTCGTTGATGTAGCTCTGGTCTTCCTGGATGATGGTCGAGCCACGCGAGGTGTCCTGCTGCATCAGCTTTCGGGTCGGCACCCCGAAGAACCGCGCGATGTCCTGCACCGTCAAATTGCACTGGTCGATGAACTGGAGGTCTACGGAGGTCAACTGCAGTGGCTTGGCGGTGATGCCCTGTTCGAGCACCGCGGTGCGCCCGACATTCTGAATCCCGGCCGAGAATTCTTCCCAGCTACTCTTCAGACGCATTGCCGCCTCGTCGCTAAGGAGCGAGGGGGCCTCTAGGACGACCGAGGGCCGCGCGCCGTTACCGACCCATCGGCTTTGCTGCTGCGACTGGCCCATCGCCAACCCGATCGCGTCGCGGGCGAGCCCGATCGTCGAGGCGCCGA